CCCAACATCACATTTATCGCAGCGGGCGGTCTGCTGCTGATTTAAGGGCTGGCAACAAATAAAAAGGACCGACTGCGGGCACAGTCGGTCAAAGGAGTTGATAAGCTTAATATAATGAGTAAACACAATTATCAACACCTATAGTATAGGCGTTGAGCAAGAAAAAGTCAAGGCATACGGACAATCCGGCCTTGCGTAACTTTAATTGAGGTGACGAAATGAAGAAAGAACTGACCACCGTGATCATGGTTATGGTGGACGGCAAGGTTAAGCCCTTGGAGGACTTGACGGAAGAAGAACACAGCCGCATGCTGGCGGCGATGGCGCACCGGCTCACAGAGAGCATGAGCGACTACTACGCCCAGCACCCGGACGAGGTAAAGGAGTTGGCAAAGATATGACGAAACGAGAAAAGACGGCAGTCAACTGCAAAGGAGAATAACAATGGATAATGAGAAGTTGAAAGAGATACTGGAACGCCACCGTAAGTGGTTGAACGATGAGGACGGCGGCGAGAGAGCCAACCTGTATGAAGCCAACCTGTATGGAGCCAACCTGCGTGAAGCCGACCTGCGTGAAGCCGACCTGCGTGAAGCCGACCTGTATGGAGCCAACCTGCGTGAAGCCAACCTGTATGGAGCCAACCTGTATGGAGCCAACCTGCGTGAAGCCAACCTGTATGGAACCAACCTGTATGGAGCCAACCTGCGTGAAGCCAACCTGTGTGAAGCCAAAAACATTCCCTTCATACCGCTTGTGTGTCCTGAAAGAGGCTCTTTCACAGCGTTCAAAAAGTGTGGCTCATACATTATCGAACTTTTGATTCCACAAGACGCAAAACGCTGTTCAGCAACCACGAGAAAGTGCAGAGCCAGTTATGCCAAGGTGGTGGCTATCACGAATATGGACGGTAGCCAGGCTGAAGTCGATCATGTGACCAACCATGCTTATGAACCGATTGAATATAAGATCGGCGAATATGTGCATCCGGACTCTTTCGATGATGATAGATGGAACGAGTGTTCGCATGGCATTCATTTTTTCATCAACCGCCAAGAAGCGGTGGAGTATTAAGGAGAAAACCAATGACAAAACGAGAAAAGGCAGGAATTGTGCTGGTGGTCACCGGCTTTCTGTTGGTGCTGTTTGGCTGCTGCCTTGTGGCGGATAATCCGTACTGGTGGGTGTCCGTGGCAATCAGCGGCACCGGCTGCGCATTGATCGCCCTGGCGGTGTTCGTGCTGCCCAAGGACGAGGACGAGGCCCGACAGGACAAGCAGCTGGTGGTTGAAGATGATAAGGATAGAGTGGTGCTGCTGGCGCCGCTGACAGATTTTGATGTGGCGTATTTACGCGCCTTAAAACTGGGAAAGGACAATGACAATGAGTAATGAATATATGGATTTGGTGATCATGACCAACGGCAAGGTATGCCGTGCTCCTGGGTTCAGCGAAATACGGTCCGGTTACAGAGTGGCCGTGCAGGGCTGTACATACGATGTGCTGGATGCTGTGTCTGTATCTGCGAGCGAGGCTCTGCTGACGCTGCCTAAGGCGTATGGGTTTGTTCGCCCGCTGAAGTATGACGAGGACGAGCAGGAGGAGAATGCCGATGTATGACAAAGAGGCGGGCGTGATCGCCTGTGACAGCTGCGACATTACCATTGAGGGTTATGGGTTCTCCATCGGTGCGGGCAACGATGAGCCCAGCGGCAGCTACTGCTGGGAATGTGCTTGCGAGAAGCTGGAGCAGCTGCTGGACGAGAGCAACAAGGAAGCGACCATTGTGCGGCGCAGCGAAAACTGGCTTCGCAGCTGCTACGACCTGGGGGTGATCTGATGACCAGCGCAGAGATGGACAAGTTTGTGCAGGACTACGGCTTTTGCCCCCAAGACTGCGACCCGGAGGTGTGGGTAGAGGTTTGTATTGTATTGAATATAGATAAAGGAGAACGATATGGCGACACTGTATGAACTGACCGGCCAGGCAGCCCAGCTGATGGAGCTGCTGGAAGCCGGAGAGATTGACGAACAGACGGTCCAGGACACACTGGACAGCATGATGGTGCCGGAGAAGCTGGAGGACTACGGTATGGTGATCCGGCAGCTGACGGCGGATGTGGAGGACTACAAGCGAGAAAAGGACTTCTTCGCTGATAAACAGAGGCGGGCGGACAACGCCATTAAGCGGATGAAGATGACCCTGGCGGCGTACCTGGCTGCCACCCAGCAGGATAAGGTGCAGGCCGGACGGTTCGTGCTGACCAGTACCTCAAGCAAGTCGGTGGATGTGTTCAACCTGGCAGCGGTGCCGGCAGAATACATGCAGCCCCAGCCGCCCAAGGTGGACAAGCAGTCTATCCGCAATGCTCTGTTGGCAGGGGAGACGGTAGCCGGAGCGGCACTGATTGAGACCCCCGGCTGCGTGATCAAGTGAGGTGAGTGGAATGGAGAACATGAAGATATATGAGGCAGTACGCAATGTTCCTGCAAGCGCTAAGCGGGAGATTGCTTCAGGCCGTTTGAAGGGCAAGACGGATATTAACCCAATGTGGCGTATTAAGGCGCTGACGGAACAGTTTGGCCCTTGTGGTATCGGTTGGAAGGTAGAAGTCAACCGCACATGGCAAGATGTGGGTGCGGACGGTGTGGTGACCGTATATGTGCAGTTGCTGCTCTATGTGAAGTACAACGATGAATGGAGCGCCCCTATTCCGGGTATTGGCGGTTCCTCGTTGGTGGCTAAGGAGAGTAAAGGCCTGTACACCTCCGATGAGTGCTATAAGATGGCTTATACGGACGCTCTGTCTGTGTGCTGCAAGATGTTAGGGTTCGGTGCAGATGTGTACTGGGCAGCTGATCGGACAAAGTACCAGCAGGTGCAGCCCCAGGACATGAAGAAAGAACAGGCACGGCAGCAGGCAGCGGAGAAGATCAGCCCGGACCAGGTGGCTATTCTAAAAGAAAATGCAGAGAATGAGCGGGTCAAAAAGGCCTTGGCCTATTACAAGGTGAGCCGCATTGAAGATCTGACCCGGCACAAAGCTGATAAGATCTTCATGAAGCTGGGCCTATAAGATGAAAATCGAATTCAAAAAGGAAGAGTTGGTGCCCACTATGGCCAAGGTGGGGGCGTTCATAGGCTCCCTGGCAGAGCAAAAGGACTATGTACTGGAGATTAAGCCAAAGCCGAAACGCCGGAGCCTGGATGCCAACGCCTACATGTGGGCATTGATCGGCAAGCTGCAAGCGGAGTTGGCCAAGAATGACCCGCAGATCACCAAGGACGAGATCTACCGGGGCTATGTGCGGCAGTATGGCAAATCTGTGGAACATCAAATCCCGGACAGCGCCGTGAATGCCATGACGAAATCATGGGGGAGAAACGGCCTGGGCTGGACAGCGGAGAAAGTGGACGATGGGATCTATCCGCGCACCTCGCTGGTGCGCTTCTACTACGGCACCAGTTGCTACGGAACAAAGCGCATGGCCCGGCTCATAGACGCTGTGGTGCAGGACTGCAAAGCACTTGGCATTGAGACTATGACGCCGGCGGAGCTGGCGCAGCTGATGTCTGCTTGGGAGGAACGGAAACGGTGAAGAAAAGCATTATTCAGCCGGAAGAGCCCCGGCAGTGCTACCTATGCGGCTCTGTGCGGGCCCTGGAGCGACACCATGTATTCGGGGCATATAACAGAAGGAAAAGCGAGAAATACGGCTTGACGGTGCTCCTGTGCCATAATTGCCACAACGAGCCGCCGAGAGGTGCACACCACTGCAAGCAGACGATGGATTATTTACATCGGGTGGGGCAGCAGGCATTTGAAGATACCTACCCGGACAAGGACTTTATATCTATTTTTGGGAGGAATTATCTATGATTAACAGTGTTGTAATTATGGGTCGACTGACCTACGAACCGGAGCTGAGAGCCACGCCCAGCGGCGTCTTCGTTGTGCGGTTCCAGGTGGCTGTGGACCGCAGCTATCAGAAGGCAGGCGAGGATCGCAAGACGGACTTTATCGACTGCACCGCCTGGCGGCAGACGGCAGAATTTGTGTGCAAATACTTCCATAAAGGCTCCATGATCGCCGTGGAAGGTTCTTTGCAGACAGACAACTACACGGACCAGAACGGCGAGAAACGCAAGAGCGTGCAGCTGGTGGCCAGCCAGGTGTCCTTCTGCGGCTCAAAGGCAGAGAGTGGCGCGCAGACTGCAGCACCCGCACCGGACGCAGAGTTTGAGCCGATTGATGATGATGACGACCTGCCGTTTTAAGGAGTAGATATGAGCAATCAGGGTTGGGTGAAAGCCTACCGGCAACTGCTGGATTGGGAGTGGTACACCGATGTACCCACATTCAAGCTGTTCTTGCATTTATTGCTTATCGTCAACAGGGAGCCGCAGCAATGGCGAGGCCAAACGCTGAGCAGCGGCTCCGTGGTAACCTCCATCAGCGCTTTGGCAAGCGGTAGCGGGCTGTCAGATATGCAAGTGAGAACGGCGCTGAAACACTTGCAAAAAACTGGTGAGATTTCCAAGAATGTAACAAACAAAAATACCGTTATTATCCTGCGTAACTACGCCAAATATCAAGGGTCAGCAGACGATAGGCAACAAGCAGATAACAATCAAATAACAAACAAACAACAAACAGATAACAATCAAATAACAAGCGCTTTCTATAAACAAGAATGCAAGAATGAAAGAATAGAGAAGGGGAGAGAGCGCGCGAGCGCGTGCACGCCCGCAAAATTATATGGCGAGTTTAAGAATGTGCGATTAACCGACGAGGAATATGCGAAGCTGAAAAAACAATTCCCACTTGATTGGCAGCGGTTAATCAAGAACTTGTCCTTCCACATTCACAACACCCACAAGACCTATTACGACCACTTCTCTGTTTTGGAAAAGTGGGGCGCAGAGGACAGGAAGAACAGCGGGGCGTTGCAAAGCCCGCCGTCTTACGACCTGGAGCAGATCAAGCGGGACACCATGAACAACACAGACATCAAGTTTTAGGAGGAGCCTATGGAATTGAACCAACTGACACCACGGCAGGCGTTGATCTATGACGCACTGATCCCGCCCGGCATGCCGGTGAGGGGCAAAGAGCTGGCGCGGCGGACGCGCATTAGCGAGCGGGATCTGAGATCGGAGCGCAAGGCCATGCAGGAACAGGGCGTGCCCATCGTCACCGGTGACTTTGGGTACATGCTGGTGGATGAGAACAATCCGGAGCCGCTGCTGCGGTACGCAAAGCGGCTGAACGCTCACGGCGATGAAGAGCTGGCCACGGCAGCAATGGCCCAGCAGATCTATGAAAGGCTGGTGACAGCAAGATGATGGTATGGTTGACGATACCGGGAGAGCCCCAGGGTAAGGGCCGGCACCGGGCGGTACGCCGAGGGGATCAGATCGCTACATACACGCCCAGAAAGACCAAAGACTACGAGGATGAGGTGCAGTTCTGCTACCGGCAGGCATACGGTGACCGGATGGCCTTTGCTGTTGATGAGCCGATCAGCGCAACGATCATTGCAGCGTTTGGCATTCCCAAGAGCACCAGCAAAAGGCGCAAGGTGGAAATGATGGCCGGCATGGTATTTCCCACCAAAAAGCCGGATACGGACAACATCGCCAAGATCGTGCTGGATGCACTGAACGGCCTGGCCTACCCGGATGACAAGCAGGTGGTGGATTTGCAAGTGTTCAAGACCTATGACTTGGAGGGTTATGTGGAGGTCGAGCTGCGGAACTGGAGGACACGGACAGATGGCTGAACAATGTGCATTCTATGTGCGCTGTGATCGCTGCCAGTATGGCCGCAACCTGGGCAGCAATGAATACGGCTGCCGCAAACACCTGGCACCTGACGGTAAGACGATACACAGGGGGCAGTACAGCTGCGAGAATGGGAGAGAGAAAGAATGGCAAAAAACAAAATAACGCACGAATGGAATGAAGATGGCACGGCAATCATCTTCACCGGAAGCCAGAGACAGCCAACACTGGTTGAAATCAAAAATTACGCCGCTGATCTTGCGAGAACAACTGGGCAGTTTATCTCCGAGGGCGTATATGCAGCAGCGTGTGTCGTTGGTGGTGATTGGGCACCTCCGGAAGATCATCGCAGCGTAATGTTAGTGCAGTTTGACGAGAATTGCCCCATCTGCGGAAAGCCGTTTGTGCTGGACACGGATTTTTGCCCGGTTTGTCACAAGAAGTGGTATGAAGATTGAAAGGAGAAAAATAATGACTCGCGAAGAAAGAAAACCGACCGGTCTGCTGCACTCAGCAGATGAACTCAAACAGCTCATTGTAGAAAACCCGGATTTGCCGATTTTGGTATTTGCCGTAGACGATACCGAAGAGGACGAAATCACCGTTCCTATCGATATTTTTGAGGAAGTATAACTATGGATATGGTATGCAAATGCGGTGGTAAGAAGTTCTTCACTGAGAAACACGGCAATCAGATCGGGCTTTACTGCTCTGCTTGTGGTAAGTGGCAGAAATGGCTCAACAAAGACGAGATACGACTTTTCACTCATGATGTCCCGGACGGCTGGATAAGAGTAAAGGACAATCTTCCAGATACGGTTAAATCTGTGATGATATACACGAAATGGGGAAGCGTGCGTCGCGGCTGGTATAGCCCGGAACTACAAGTTTGGTTTAATATGTACGGAACAACAATTAAGTCTGTCACTCATTGGCGAGAGCTGCCAGACCCGCCGAGAACGGAGGGTGAGATTTGAAGATTAACAAAATCAAAATTGATGTTGTATCTACAACAAATCAAGCAATACGATTTGTTAAATCAAATCCCTGCCATATTTGTTCGTGTGAAAGTTTTTGCAATATCAAATACAAAGGAACTTGTCAGATTTGGAAAAATCTAAAAGCTGCGCTAATTGATGTTCAGGAGGTGGAAGAATGACAAATTTTGAAAAAATAAAAAATATGAGCATTGATGAAATGGCAGAATGGCTTGAAGATACACTGTCAAGTAATCTTTGTTATCTATGTGCTGAAAAAGATATTGATAAATGTGGCTATTTTGAGAAAGATTTGGAAAGCAGAGTAACAATGTGCGTAAGAAACAGAAAACTATGGCTTGAAGGCGAGGCGCAGGAATGACAAACTACGAAAAAATCAAAAATATGACCCATGAGGAAATGGCAAACCTCATTAACAAGATAGTTGCATATTGCTTCAATGATGAAGAAAGTGCAGACTGTCTTCCAATTATAGAAAAATGGCTCAACAGCGAGGTGAAAGAAAAGGAGTAAAACAAATGAACATTATGTTAGACAGCACGGCTTTAATGCCGAAAAGAGGGCACGCAACGGACGCAGGGCTTGACTTGTTATCACCGATTGATACGGTAGTACCAGCAAACGGAAGTATCAGCATTGATACAGGCGTACACATTGAGTTGCCACCAAACACCGCAGGCTTTCTGAAATCCAAAAGTGGATTAAATGTAAAGTACGGCATTACAAGCGAGGGCGTGATTGATGTGGGCTACACAGGAAGCATTGCTGTCAAACTGTACAACCACAGCGGCATGGATTATTCTGTATGCCGTGGGGACAAGATCAGCCAGCTGGTGGTGGTCAATATCGACACTCCGGATCTGGTGCTGGTGGACAAACTGGCGGACACCGAACGCGGAAATGGCGGGTTCGGGAGTACGGGCCGCTAAGGAGGCAACCAATGATGTCAAAGTCAAAGCAGAAGAGCTACGGAGATGCCAAGGTTATCTGTCCTTACTATGATAGCCAGGAGACGGTACAGATCAACTGTGCACCGGCTGTGTATGATAGTTCCGGTCTGCGTGTGGTATTTCGGTCTAAGGTCAAAAAAGATGAACACATGCGGTCATTCTGCACCTCTTACTGCTGGAAAGGCTGTCCGCTGGCACAGCTGCACGATGACGCATAGCAATGGTATCATCGGGGGGGTGACGAAAGTCACCCTCTTTTTGTTATGCTAAATCATAGTGAGGTGATCAAGTGGACTGGAATAGGGTGAGACGAGAATATGTCTCCGGCAGTAAGAGCCTGCGGACCCTGGCAGACGAGTACAGCTGTTCACAGTCCACGCTGCGTAAGAGGGCAGCTAACGAGAAGTGGACGGAACAGAGGAACGACTACCGGGCCAAAGTGGAACAAAAATATATGGACATGTCTGTGGAGCAGGAAGTAAAGCGCGTTGAGCGGCTGCACCGCCTTGCGGATGATCTTATGGATAAGTTGGACCAAGCCATAAAGGAACTGAATGAAATGTGCTCCGTGGAGCATCAAGACGGCGAGTACAAGGTGGTGCGTGTGCCAGGTGTGGCTGTGGACCGTGCCGGTGTAAAACAGATTTCTTCCAGCTTGAAGGATGTGAAGGATCTTCTGAATGTGCGTGACGATGTGGCAGCCGGCGCACCGGAGGTGCAGGTGGTGTTGTCAGACGAGGTGAAGAAGTATGCCAAGTGAAGTGTTGGACCTGGGCACGCCACAGCCTAAGCAGGTGGAGTTCCTGACAGACACTCACAATGTTGTTGCCTTTGGTGGTGCCAGAGGTGGTGGCAAAAGCTGGGTAGTGGACTGCAAGGCTAAGGTGATGAGCTACGCCTGCCCGGGTATTACGCAAATTATTGTGCGCAAGACTTATCCTGAGCTGACGGAAAATCATATTGTGCCACTGACCAGGGCGTTGCAATGCTATCATCCGGATAGGCACCGGCGTTTGGCCGTGTACAACGACAGTAAGAAGACGATCACATTTCCTAATGGCAGTCGCATATTGTTTCGCTATTTGGAGCGAGAGAAGGACCTGGGCCGCTTCCAAGGTACGGAGTGCGATATCATGTACCTGGACGAGGCCACGCAGTTCACGGAGGATATGTTCAAGACTTTGTGGGCTTGTGTGCGTGGTACAAATAGCCATCCCAAAAGAATGTACCTTACCTGCAACCCTGGCGGTGTTGGTCACCAGTGGGTCAAGCGACTATTCATTGATCGGGTGTACGATGAGAATGAGAACCCGGAGGATTATTCATTCATACAGTCGCTGGTGACGGACAATCAGATATTGCTTGAAAACAGCCCAAAGTACCTTCAGCAGCTGGACGCACTGCCTGCCAAGGTGCGCCAGGCATGGCGGTATGGTGACTGGAATGTGTTTTCGGGTCAGTTCTTCGAGGAATGGCGGAATAACCCGGACCACTATACAGACCGTAGGTGGACCCATGTGATAGATCCGTTTGATATTCCTGCCGACTGGAAGGTGTATCGCTCGTTCGACTGGGGGTACAGCAAGCCATTTTCTTGTGGTTGGTGGGCTCAGGGATATGATGGTGTGGTGTACCGCATTAAGGAATGGTATGGCTGCACTTCACCGAACGATGGACTGAAACTACCGGCGGATATCGTGTTCCAGAAGATCAGAGAGATAGAAACGCATGACCCGCTGCTGGCGGGCCGACATATTACCGGCGTAGCAGACCCTGCTATCTTCGCCAAGGATGATGGGTATTCCATTGCGGAGACGGCAAACAGACACGGTGTGTACTTTGAGCGCGGCGATAACACCCGAATAGCCGGGTGGATGCAGTGCCATTACAGGCTGATGTTTGATGAGCGTGGGTACCCGATGATGTATGTGTTCAAGAATTGTAAGGACTTCATCCGAACCATTCCTTTGATGATGTATGACGAACACAAGGTGGAGGACTTGAATACGGAACTCGAGGATCACGCAATGGATGAGTTTCGTTATTTCTCTATGTTGCAGAAGATACCGCCCAGGCGGAAGATACCGGCCAGAGCGCTGGCAGACGACCCTCTGGATCAAATGAAGAAAGGATATTGATTATGGCTAAGCAAAAGAAAAAGCCGAGTAAGGAAGAATTTATGCAGCACGCCCAGGGGCAGACGGAGCCGCAAAAGAAGCCGGAAGATGCCGTAGCGCCCGCTGCTGATGAACGGTCTGGTGACCCGATCAAACAGGCGCAGCAGCTGGTGGACGAAATGTCAGCCGAAGAGCCGGAAGAGGAAGAACTGCACACCATTACAGAAGAAGATGTGCAGCGGGCTATGGAGCTGCTGAATAAGTACATGGCTGGTAAGGCGTCCGTAGATGCCCGAGTGGTGGCCAACCAAAACTGGTGGAAGCTGCGACATTGGGGCAACTTCAAGTCAGATCACGGCAAAGAGGGTGACAAGCGCATTAAGCCGGCGTCTGCATGGCTGCATTCCTGCGTGGATAACAAGGTCGCTGACTATATGGACAATTTCCCTGAGCCCAATATTCTGCCGCAGGAAGAAGGCGACAAGGAGACGGCCAAGCAGTTGTCTGCCGTGGTGCCGGTGGTGCTGGATGAGAATGGCTTTGAACAGGAGTTTGACCAGGCAGTGCACTCCAAGGTCCTGAACGGTACAGGCATATACGCTGTGGTGTGGGATCAGGACAAGCTGAATGGCCTTGGCGATGTGAGCGTTAAAAAGTGCGATATCCTGAATTTTGCTTGGGAGCCTGGGATTGAGAATATCCAAGACTCGGCCAATCTGTTTCATATCACTTCTGCCAATAACGATGTACTGGTGTCTCAGTATCCGCAGCTGAAGGACCGATTATCCTCTATGCACAGTGTGATACAAACAGAGTACCAGTTTGATGATACGGTGGACAAGAGCAATCGCAGTCAGGTGGTAGACTGGTACTACAAGGTGAATGTGGACGGCAAGAATGTGGTGCACTATGTGAAATTCTGCAACGGTGTAGTGCTGTATGCAACTGAGAATGACCCAGAACGGAAGGATACCGGGCTGTATATTGACGGCAAATATCCCTTTGTGTTTGACCCGCTGTTCCGTGTGGCCGGAAGTCCTGCCGGATATGGCTATGTGGACCTCTGTAAGGAACCGCAGGAATATATTGACAAACTGTCCCAGGCGATGTTGGAAAACGCGATTTGGAGCTCTGTGCCGCGCTATTTGGTGCGTGACGATGGTGAGATCAACGAAGACGACTTCGCGGATACTTCCAAGCATTTCATTAAGGTGGGTAACAATGTGGGCCAGGACACCTATGCGCCAATCGTGATCAATGGCATAGACGGCAACGCCTACAATGTGCTCATGCACAAGATTGACGAGATGAAGGAGACCAGCGGTAACCGTGATGTGTCCAGTGGCGGTACAAGCAGCGGGGTAACGGCAGCCAGTGCAATCAGCGCTATGCAGGAAGCCGGGAGCAAGACTTCACGCTGGCAAATCAAGGGTACATACCGGGCATACAAGGAGATCATCTTGATGGTGATCGAGCGTATTCGGCAGTTCTACGATATGCCTCGTGTGTTCCGTATTACCGGCGCGGATGGATCTGTATCGTTTGAGACCTTCTCCAATCAGAATATGCAGGAGCGGCGTATTGAAACGCTGTTTCCGGACGATGAGTATTACCAAATGCCCAACTTCGATGTAGATGTATCAGCCAGCAAGGCCAGCCCTTACAGTAAACTGGCTCAAAATGAGCTGGCAGTGCAGATGTACAACCTGGGCGTGTTGAACCCGCAGAACGCAGATCAGGCACTGGCACTTCTGGATATGATGGATATTAACCACAAAGACCGCATAGTGCAGCGGGTCCAGGCAAACGGTACGATGTGGCAAACGATTCAGCAAATGACACAGGCACTGAACACCAGCAATGAGATCATCAAGCAGTTGACTGGTCAAGATCTGATGAGTGGTCAGGATATGACACCGGGTGCAATGAGCGGTGCGGCGGTGACAGACACGCAGTCGGTGGACACAACGCCGACCGCCAGCGACAGCTTAGGTAACACAGACAAATACCAGGACAACTCTCTTGCAACGCAGGCACGCAAGAGAGTAGCCACAAGCACGAGTCCGGAATAATGACTACGGTACATATTGGTGCTTGCGCCGTAGAACTGAAAGGCCACGCCGATGCGCCACGCAACGAACAGGATCATGACCTGGTATGCGCTGCTATTTCTGCCCTTACCTGCACGCTGGCGGAAGTCGTGCGTAGGGCGTATGTAGCTGGCGCTCTACTGTGTGAACCACAGATCAAGATTTCTCCGGGAAATGTGTGTATTTGTTGCGCACCGATGGCAAATGAGAGTACGGTGCTGGCAGCGTTTACCTTTTTTCGGTGCGGGATGGAAATACTGGCCGAGAGCTATCCGGGGCACATCCAAATAAGCTGAAAGGGGGGGTGACATGATCGCCCCCTCTTTTGTTATTATGCGAGTAAAGGGTTCGTCCACCTGATACGGACAGAAAGGAGTTCCTATGAGAACAGACAAATTAATGCCCATGTTGCTGCAGCTTTTCGATGGTGAGGGCGGTGCAGCAGACGGCACTGGCAGTGCGCCCGCCACGCAGAACAATACGGCAGACAATACTGCGCCCGCCACGCAGGATGGTGCTCATGAGAGCACAGCGGAAGACCTTGACAAAGAGTTTAAGGCTCTGATTAAGGACAAGTACAAAAATGCGTATCAAAAGCACATCAACGCTGCAATGCAAAAGCGGTTCCGTGCTGATGAAGCCGCACAGGCACAGTATGACAGGGTGTTGCCCCTGCTTGATATGCTGGGCGAAAAGTACGGCGCAGACGCTACGGACCCGGAGGCACTCATGCAGGCCCTGGAAGACGACAACAGCTTTTACGAGCAGGAGTCAGTGGAGAAGGGTGTGCCAATCGAGTCACTGAAGCAGATGCACAAGCTGGAGCGTGAAAACGCTGCATTCCGCCAGGAAATGCAGGAACGCGAACGGCAGGACGCAGCAGCACAGCAGTACCAGCAATGGCTGGACGAGAGCGAGGCGGTCAAGTCCTTGTATGGGGACGCATTTGACTTGGATGCAGAACTGGCAGATCCTGAGTTTGTCTCTCTGTTAAAATGCCCCGGCATCACGCTAAAGACTGCCTTTGAAGCACGCCACCTTACCGAGCTCACCGGTGGCGCAATGCAGTTTGCCGCTCAGAGTACAGCGAAAGCCGCTGCAGACACGATCCGCTCACGCGGTCATGTGCCGAAAGAGAACGCATCTTCTACCGCTCCTGCGGTCAAGACTTCTGTCAACATTGCTGCCTTGACAAGAGAGCAGCACCAACTCATCAACAAGAAAATTGCGACAGGGGAATTGAAAACGCCGGAGGATATCAAACGATTCCTTAGCGGCAAGTAAAAACCGATCCTCTGTCAGAAACGGAGGAAACATGAATAAGAAAATGAACCTGCAGCTGTTCGATGGCACCGCCAACATGGCTGCAACGACTGACACCGGCCTTGCGGCTGAAATCAAGGAATATTACATTAAGGAGCTGCTGGAGAACGCCAAGCCCAAGTTGGTGCATGGTCAGTTCGGGCAGAAAAAGCCCATTCCGCGCGGCTCCGGCAAGGTAGCAGAGTGGCGTAAGTTTTCCAGCTTGCCGCCTGCTCTTACCCCGCTTGTTGAAGGCGTAACGCCTAATGGCACCAAACGGACTGTGACCGCCATTAAGGCCACTGTGAGCCAGTATGGTGACTACATTAAGCACACCGATATGCTGCAGACTGCCGCGTTCGATAATGTGATCGTGGAGGACTGCAAAGAGCAGGGCAACCAGGCGGGCAACACCATTGACCTGGTGACACGAAATGCTATGCAGGCAACCACCAGCGTGGCTTATGCCGGCGGCAAGACTTCTCGTGATACACTGACTGCGGCTGACAAACTGACCGTGGCTGATGTAAAGAAGATGGTCAACGAGCTGAAGCGTCGGGATATTACCCCCATTGATGGCTACTATGTCTGCATTATCCACCCTGATGTGGAGACGGATATTATGCTGTCCAGCGAGTGGGAGGAAATGCACAAGTATGCGGATACCACCGCTCTGTTCGAGGGCGAGATCGGTAAGATTGGCAAGTGCCGTTTTGTCGACTCTTCCAACGCTAAGATTTACAAGCAGACTTCCGGCTCCAAGCTGGCTGTGTACGGCACGCTGTTCCTGGGCGCCAATGCTTACGGCGTTACCGAGCTGGATGGTCTGGGTCTGGACTATATCGTTAAGCCGCTGGGTTATGGCGATGATCCGCTGAACCAGCGTAGCTCCACCGGCTGGAAGGCTACGCACGGTGCAAAGATTCTGAACGAGTATGCCATCATTCGTTTTGAGAGCTGTAGCTACCGCAGTGCAGACACCAGCACCACGGAAAACTGATTGGAGGACTATTAAGAATGGCTGAGAAGAAAGAAACGGCTGAGAAGAAAGAAACTGCACCTAAGTGGAAAATGGTGCCTGTGCTTATTCCGCTGGACCCGATGAACAACGAGAGCCACATGTTTGCTTCTGTGGCGGGCGTTGGCTCATATCAGATCGAGCGTGGTGTCCCGGTAGAAGTGCCGGAGCCGATTGCAGAGGTAGTCAACCGCAGACTTCAGATGGATGCAGAGAACGCCAAGCTAATTCAAAAGCTGGCTGCACAAGCAGCCGGTATGTAACCGACAAAGGGCGGACGGAATATTCCGTCTGCCCTTTTTACTATGAGGAGGGAACAACAATATGACGATTGCGGAAGCAGTCAACCAGGCGGACAAGCTGTGCCCCAACACGACCTTTTCGATTAACGAAAAAATCGCCTGGCTGAATAGACTTGATAAACAAATCAAATTGGAAATTATGGACGCCAGAGAGGGCGCACCTGCCTTTGCCGGGTACACGGAGAAAACGCCGAATACCCAGGAACTGCTTGTGCCGTCTCCCTATGACGAACTTTACATACACTACTTGCAGTCCCAAATGCTGCTGTATACCGGTGACTTCAACCGATACAGCGCTGTAAATTCTGTATTCAATACAATGCTGGCCTCATTCCGCAACCAGTACAATCGCACGCACGCGGCCAAGAATGTGCCGCTGCGCTTTTAGGAGGTGCGAGTATGCAAAGACCAGTGCTTAGCAATGTGAGCAACAACCGAGAGATGATCTCCACATTCCTGGGCTATAACCACCGAGTTGTGCAGCAGGCTGGAGAATTCTTTAATACCGAGAATATCACATTGGACGATTACCCTATGCTATCCAACCGCGCACCGATGAACCGGTACAAGTATCCGGAGTTTGATGGCGAGGTTGTAGGTGAAATTTATACATTAGATGGTGATGAGCGTGTGTACAATCGGATGTCGATTGTGAATAGTACGTTTCAGGTCCACAAATATGGCAAAGCAGGGGACGAAATAGGAAGCTCTTTGGAACCGAAAATTGTAGTTCGGAGGGTTATGACCATTCGCTACTTTATTCGTTTTAAGGCGGCATTGAAAGAAAAAATTTCGGTAAGATTAGGACCAGATGGTTCGGATCCGTATGGTTTCGATGAAGCAGTTTCGTATGTTGGATTTGAAGCTGCTCCGTATGCTGATGTGTGCATTCATATTGGATCAGACGAACACACTTTTGATAATGGCGTTTTTTTTGCGCTTGGCAAGAATGTGAAGATGGAAACCGAAACGGATAAAGTCTTAGTGGTCGATACGATCTATAGGGAATATGAATTGGAAGCACAAAGACCCATTTACAAGGACGAAACACAGCAGAACGCTTCTGATAAAGAAATTATTGATGCGTTAGAGCAGGAAAGCCTAAACCATACACAGACCGATGTAGAATGGTTTAATACACGTGATCCACGAGCATTTACATTCATTGATGTGGCGGCTTCCGGTAAGAATGTTGGCTGCCTAATTAAAAATCAAAAGATAACAGCAGCGTTTAACGATGTTTTGTACTATGGCGGAGGCCATTACAGTTTCAGAGAAAAGCTGCCCGAATTGCAAGCCGTGGACGGCAAATTGCAGTTGTTAAACTTCGGTACAAAAATCCTAATCTTCCCATACGGATTGTATTTTGACACGGAAGAACCGGACAAGGGTGTGCTGCCGCTGGCCTTCGACAAGACGACTGACACTTATTTCAGCTGCAATATGTGCAGTGCGGACGGTGCTCCGTACACGCGGTTGATATATAGTGCTGCAAAACCTGCCGGTGCTGCTGTAGGTACTTATGTTGTGGGGTCAAGCGGTGACCTAATGTCCGTGCGAGGCAATGGCGAGTTCAAAACGCTTGCGGCTGCCAGCGCGTGGAAGCGGCAGGATAAAGACCCTGGCACAAAAGGCAATGACTATTGGCTGGATACCACCGGTACAACAGGTAGCGGACTTAAAAAATTTAGTCAGGGTACGCTATATAAAAATGAAGATGGCGCTTGGGTGGCAGTCGATAATGTGCTGTTTTCAGATACTTGGTTCTACGCATACTGGGTAGATACCACTAACGATGATGCACCTGTGTTCAAGGCTTATTCTGCCACAGCAGACGATTGGATCGCGGTTCCGGTGACCTATGTGTTTGTGGACACGACAGATATCAAAGACGATATACTTGCTTCCGTTAAGGCAGGTGATACGGTCAAGTTCTCGGTGTCTGCAGGCAAGAGTGTGTTCGTTACCGAATGGGCGAATGTACATTCTGTAGCCGATGACGGCAGCCGGCTGATTGTTAAGGGCCTTCTGCGTGCTATTGATTCCACATATCACTGTCCAAACAGAATAGAAAAAGTGCTTCCGGAATTTGATTTTGTCACTGTAGCACAAAACCGCGTGTGGGGCTGCAAGTACGGCAAAGATTCCGCAGGTAAGCACATAAACCAAATCTACGCCAGCAAGCTGGGCGATCCGACCAACTGGTATTGCTTTGAGAATACGGCATCTGACTCTTACGCATTGTCCCTGGGTGATGATGAGCCGTTTACCGGCGCGGTGTCCTTAAACGATATGCCGTACTTCTTCAAACAAAATAAGATTTATGGCATTTACGGCGGCTATCCGGCGGCATACCAACGCGTTGCCATTGAAGATCGCGGCGTTGAAAATGACTGCTCCGGCTCATTGGCGGTGCTGAATGGAGCAGTATTCTATAAGTCGCTGGACGGCGTGTGTGTATTTGATGGCAGCACGGTGACCAACATTTCCGCTGCCCTGGGTAACACGCGATACACAGAAGCTAACGCCGGAAGTTCCCTTGGCAAGTATTATATCTCCATGAAGAACGAGACGGACGGCGGCTACGAGACCTTTGTCTATGACCTGAATACCGGCCTGTGGGTGCGTCTGAACGGAATGCGGTATCTGCACTTTATCACGGATTACACCGGTTCGGTCTATGCAATGGACCCGAACTGTATCTTCCATGAACTTGGCCGACATAACGAGACGGCTTTGTCTGGACTGAAACTGTACCAAACGGAAGACAAGGTGAAATGGTACGCGGAGACCGGTGCCATAGACTTTTCGTACCCGGATAAGAAGATCGTCAGCCGTATTAACCTGCGGGCTAAGATCGCGCTGGGCGCTGTGCTCAAAGCGTTTATCCAGTACGACAGCAGCGGGCAGTGGATCCAAATGGGTGTTTTGACCGGTAATGGTACACCGAAGACGGAAGTATTGAATATCGTTCCGCAAGCCTGTGATCACTATGCGCTGCGGTTGGAAGGCTGCGGAGATGTTCGGGTGATCAGTATTGCAAACACAATGACTTTAGGGAGTGACTTATGACTTTTAACATTGGCAAGCCGTCTGACGGCGTAACGGATAGTCAGCGGATACAGCGTCTGTATCTGTACCTGAACCAGATGGCAGATAAGTTGAATTATGCGCTGAACAACATGGACGAACAGAATCTGACGCGGACTTTTTTGGCGTCATTAACCAATGGCGGAGACGGTGATCAGCGGAGTACAAAAGGTCTGAAAACGGAGCAGGTGGACGAGATGATCCGGGACGGTCGGTCATCCGCTCTACTGTTCAGCGGGAGTACCGCAAAGGCTGGCGATACGATCACTCTGAATGACAGCGTGGACAACTACCGCTTTCTGCTTATCCGCTTTAGCAATAGCTGGATGCACGCCCTGTGCCCTATTCTGGATGGAGACCGTAGCTGCACTGCCGTTCGCGGATCGCATACGAACATTAGCGCAACAAACAGCTTTACTGTGTGGTCCGTGGACGGCGACTATGCAGGAAATAAGGTAACGATCGACAACTGCTATTCTGCCAATGTGAAAAGCGGCAGCGTGACGATCACAGCACGAACAATATCGTATATATGGGGGATCAGATAAATGGCAAAGAGCAAACCGAAGAAAAGCAAGCCCAAACAGACGGCTGCGCAAAAGAACCTAAGCAGCTGGACAAAAACAGTCAATAAGTATAGCGGCGGATGGACCAATTCCAAGGACTATAAAGCACTGATGAAGTCCAAGGAAAAGAAGGACATGGACGCCAGTGTCAAAGGCTACAATTCTCTGTTAAACGGCGGCTATGGCGGGTATGCCAAGGCAAACGGCTTGACGGACTATACCGCCCGGCTGCAAAACATGTTGGGTGGCATCTTAAAGTCAAAGTTTTCTTATGACGCAGACAATGACGCTGCATACCAGGCCTACAAGGCACAGTACCAGGCGCAGGGCCGTAATGATATGCTGGACACTATGGGCCAGATGGCGTCAGCAACAGGTGGCTATGCCTCCTCTGCGGCGACTACGGCGGGTAATGCTGCCAACCAGGCACAGCTGAACAATCTGTCTAATATACAGTCGCAGCTTTTATCCCTGGCATATCAAAAGTATGACCAACAGCAGCAAGGCAAGCAGAACGCCTATGACCTTCTTGATAGTGTGAATCAGCAGCAGTATGGACGGTATCAGGACGCTGTGGGCAACGCCTATAACAAGATGGATTACAACACGAATCGGTTCAATACTTCCTATTCCAACGGTTACACGAAATGGAACGATGATCGCAGCTTTGCCTCCGGTCAACAGCAGTATTACGGCAACCTGAACGAGAGCCAGCAGGCACGCAAACAGGAAAGGGCTATTGCCGATCGGAATAACAAACTGCAGCGTAAAATTCTTAACAAGAAGTAAGGAGGAATTGGATGAGTTACAGTTCTAAGACCAGAAAAGCGCTTGGCAAGGTGAAACAGTCTGCGGCAACCAAGAATGCACAGAAAAACAGGAACGACTATGACAAAAAACTCAGCGCAATTGGACCTTACCGTAACGGTACATTCGCTAAGATGGTAGAGGGTGCGGTGGATGATATTCTCAATCGCCGTGCCCAGTCTTCCAATTTCGGCAACGCTGATGTGTTCGGCGATTATGCCAGAGACTATGCGGCGCTTTCTAAGCTGGCAGCAGCGGACACGCAGACTAACGCAGAAGAGAATATGGCCGGTGGCTATGACACGGACTACACCGTGCCTGCTGCCCAGCAGAGCTATATGAACGGATTGGCCGGTCAGAATGAGGACTTGCTGTCCAAACTGTCTACGGCAAACCAAATCCACTCCGGGGAAATGGATAATAAAGCCGCCGGTGGGCAGCGAGCCAACGAGGCCGGTGCGTTTGATTACCAAAAGTACCAGGACAAGGTGGAAGCTTTACAGAATGCACGCTCTCTGTGGGACGCAGCGGTGGAAAAGACCGGTGCGGTAGATAGCCAGGCATACAGTGATAACCTGTCCTTCCTTAGCGATATGGCTAAATACGAGGGCAACTTGGGTGAGAGCAAGGCGGACAGAGCGCTCTCCAAGTGGAAGGCTGATCAGGATTACCAGCTGGATGTACTGCAGTGGAAACGGCAGCAGGAGGAAGCTGCCAAGGCTGCAAAGGCTGCAAAGGCCGCAAGGGCTGCACGCTCTTCTCGCTCTTCCAGATCCAGTGGACGCGGTGGCTACGGTACTGGAAACGGAAAATCAAAAGGCAATGGGTATGCATCTTCTAATGTGAAGTCATCATGGGAAGAAAAATTTGGACATTCAAGATATGAGAATAGAGGGGAAAGATGGACGGAACGGCAAATGGATGGCTTTGTTAGAACCGTTGGCATGAATCGCAGCCAGCAGGGTAAAGCGGAAGCGATCGAGGATGCATATTTTGAGGGCCATATATCTAAATCTCAATACAATACATTGTGTCGAAATTATGGGATAACGCCTAAGAAGAAATAGTACAAAGGAGAGTTTCAAATGGGATATTGGGCAGACTTACAGAAATCTGTAAAGGAAAAGGACAAGCGTGAGGGTGTCCGCCGTTCTGATTATATCAATCGAGATGTGGTGAAAAAAGCTGCTGTTACTGGTGCTCAGGAGAGTGACCTGGCTAAAAATGCCAGCTGGAGAGCTTCATCTGCTGCGTTGAAGGCTGTTGACGATTTTGATGTACCGAAACTGTACCAAATCGCCGAGGCAAGAGTGAATGCCGCTGGATACGATGCGAGTCAGTCATATTTGCGCGCACAAAGAAGTCAGGCGCGCAAGGATCGTTTCGCTACGGCAGTAAAACAGTTTGCCAGTTTGGGTACAGATGAGTACAGTTCTGCTAAAGCAGAGCACCAGCAGGCGGATAGTCGTTACGATGCTGTGAACGAAAAACTCAAGGCTCTAAAAGAGGCAGAGAAAGAAGCAAAAAAGAAAGGACAGGACACAGGAGAAAACAAAGACGCTAAACATTTATTTAAGTCTGTTCTCAAAGACCAGAAAAAGAACGAGTGGGAGTATAGTCAAGAGAGCAATTTAAAGTTGCTGAACAGCAATGCAGATGTTGCAGCCGTTGTTGCTGCGGCCGCCAAGGCTAAGTCTAATGCGGAAACTGCACAATCAAATATTGACAATACTCAAGCGCTGGCAATGCAGCCTGGTAATACTTCTGCGTTTCAGGGCTTGCAACAGTATCAGAAAGACTACCAAACCGCATATAATGATTACCAGGCTGCGGTAAAGCAGTTACAAAGTAATGGCTATGACGCTGAAAGTCTGATTGATACATATTCCAGAAAAAGAAACGAGATAGAAACACAGAAATTGAGTGAACAGATAGCTGACTTCTCAGATAAACACCCGGTAGCGTCATCGGCTGCGTATGTAGCGCTTAACTCCGCTCAGACAAGTGTCCTCCCGCAGATTGCAAAAGAGGGACTGAGTTCTGCAATTACCGGCAAATACAAGCCGCTTGACACCAACACTGGTGCCTTTGGGGCCACAAATCTGCGAGACGCCATTGCAGATAAGAATTCCGAAAACATCCAGAACAAAGTGTTGGACAAGACAAATAGCGAATTTGCATCAAAAGCAGCAAGTTTCCTATATCAGACCGGACTTTCTATTGGTGATTTTGGCTCGTTAGCCGCTTTGCCTGAGCCGCTATCTTTGGCTATCATGAGTTCCGGTGCAGCGGCAAGCACAGCAAAAGATGCAACACAGCGTGGCCTTTCTGCCGACAAGGCTATGTACACGGCAACGGCTGCAGCTATTGCAGAGTCCTTTTTTGAAAAATTTAGTCTTGAAAATCTGAAAGCAATGAAAGCCAGCGGAAAGACAGGGTTTGTCAATCAACTGATAGATGTTGCGAAGCAAAGTTTTACCGAGGGTTCAGAAGAATTCTTTAACGATCTGGCCAATGCGGCTTCCGATTTTATTATCAATGGACGAGATGCAGGCTTGGCACAACAATATCAATATCTTGTTAATAAAAAAGGCTTTAGCAAAAAGGAAGCCGCAAAGAAAGTGGCGGCGAACTTTGGAATGCAAATCGGTGAGTCCTTTTTGGGCGGTGCTATTTCCGGTGGTGCTCTTGGTGGTGCGGTGTCTACAATGAATTCAATTGAGGGTGCCAAGATTCAGCATGAGTATTCTCAATACGGAAAAGATTTGCGCCGCAGCGGGAATGCTGGAGAGTTGATTGACGCCGGGCTGACAGCAGATAAGAATTCTAAGCTGTATCGCATTGCCGCCGAGCTGGCTGATGCAGAGGATAGCGGCAAAACTATATCCAAGCGGCAGCTGGGCAAGCTGGCTATGGAAATGCAGACCAGCGATGATGCTG